GGCTCAGAGCACTATTGACTTTACTAGCGACTTAGATGTAGCAGTTTCTTCGTTGCCTGCTGGCTCTACACCGACTGTATCGTATAACTCTACAAGTGTTTCGCTGTCCTTTGGTATTCCTGATGGCACTACAGGCCCCGCTGGTCCTACAGGCCCGACTGGTCCTACTGGCGCTAACGGCCCTACAGGACCGACAGGACCAACTGGCCCAGCAGGTTCACCAGGACCAACTGGACCAACAGGCTCTCCCGGTCCGACAGGCCCGACTGGTGCAACTGGCCCGACAGGCCCTACAGGCCCAACTGGCACAGCAGCTACTATTGCTGTAGGAACCACAACTACAGGGCCTGCGGGTAGTCCAGCATCTGTAACTAACAGTGGTTCATCTTCTGCGGCAGTCTTTGACTTTACCATACCTGATGGTCCTACCGGCCCAACGGGTGCTACTGGGCCAACTGGACCGACTGGTGCGACTGGACCGACAGGATCTCCAGGACCGACAGGGCCAACAGGCGCAACTGGTCCTACAGGGCCTACAGGCTCCCCTGGCCCGACTGGTTCACCCGGACCTACCGGCCCTACTGGTCCAACAGGGCCTACTGGACCGACTGGGGCTACTGGTCCTGCTGGTCCAGGTGTTGCAATTGGCGGTACTACTGGACAGTATCTAAAGAAAGCCTCTGCAACAGACTATGACACTACATGGGATACTCCTACTGGTGGTCAGTTCGAGGGTGCTGCTGTTAACAAAGCAATCTTCTGGAATGCTCAGTCGATTGCAGAGAACATTACAATAACTGGAACACACAATGCTGGTTCTATCGGTCCTATAACAGTTGATTCTGGCTATACTGTGACGATTAACTCTGGCGCAAGATGGGTGGTTATCTAATATGGCTATTACGATTAACGGAACAACAGGCATAGCGGGTGTAGACGGCTCTGCTAGTACGCCAGCGGTACAGGGTACGGATACCAATACGGGTCTCTTTTTTGGTACTGATACCGTCACGATTGCCACGGGCGGCACAACCGCAGTCACAGTAGATTCTGGTCAGCGTACCAAGTTCCCAACAACTATTGGCGTGGGTAATGCTACTCCAGCAACATCAGGTTCAGGTATATCTTTTCCTGCTACGGCATCTGCATCGTCTGATGCAAACACGTTAGATGATTATGAGGAAGGGACTTGGACACCCGGAGTTTCTTTTGGCGGTGCTTCTGTTGGCGTTACTTACTCATCCCCATCAGGAACCTATACTAAAGTCGGTAGGCAAGTAACTTGTGTTGGCCGAATGGTTTTAAGTAATAAAGGTTCGTCAACAGGGGTTGCTAACATTACAGGTTTACCTTTTACAGTAGCAAGCGGAGAGCCTAATTATGCAGGGTTGTCTTTCAGTTATATTGATTCAATGACATTTGCTGCTGTCCCCATGGGGAGGACTAATGCAGGTTCTACCAATATTGATTTATCTGAAACTTCAAATGCTGGGGCTGCAACAGATTTAACCAATTCAGATTTTACTAACGGCACAGGACTTAGGTTTATAGTAACTTATTTTGTTTAACTTATCTGCTTCGGACGATGCAGACGGAAAGGAATTAAAATGTCTTTAGAAAAAACAGTAGGCGTAGACCAGATTGAAGTAGTTGCTAATGGCATCGTTCAGGTGCGTGAGGCTACGGTTATCACGGAAGATGGCAAGCAGATTAGCAAGACTTACCATCGTCATTGCATATCGCCCGGTCAGGACTACTCTGCCGAGGAGCCACGGGTACAGGCTATCTGCGCCGCAGTCCATACTGCCGAGTGCATTGCCGCATATCAGGCGCAACTGGAAGCCAATCGGTTAGGAAACTGATATGTCATCAATAAAACTAGAGAGCAATCCATCTGGGTCAGGAATCTTCACGATTGCTAGTCCCAATAGCAACACAAACAGGACGCTGACTATCCCAGACGCAACGGGAACCATCGACAGATTAAATCGTGCTGGAAATGTGTTGCAAGTGGTGAACGCAACTTATGGAACTCTTACAACTTCCACTACTGCAAGTTTTGCGGATACGGGTTTAACTGCAACCATTACGCCTTCAAACACTTCAAGCAAGATTTTGGTACTTGTAAATTGTTGTGGTTTATCTAAAAGCGCCAACAATACTTATATGGGTTTAAGACTTTTAAGAGATTCAACAACTATATTTTTATTTGCTACACAAGCAGGTTTTACAGGGGGGTCAGTACAAAGTAGTTGGGGCGGTGATGGGACAAATTATCTTGATTCGCCCGCAACAACATCCGCTACAACATATAAAATTAAAATGAATAACGCAGCGGCAACAGGAACGGTTACTATAAATGACGGAACTTCTTTAAATGGTTCCACAATTACCCTGATGGAGATTGCGGCATGATTAAAGCACAAGCAATTCTCTCCCTGCGCCCCAATGCTGAGTGGGTTCTCCGTGGTGATGACCTAGAGTGGCTCGATACTAACCAGACCCAGCCAACAGAGGCAGAGATTACCGCAGAGGTGGCTAGGCTAACCGCACTAGAGCCAGCCCGTATTGCTACCGAGAACCGCCGTAGTGCCTACATAGTCGAGGCAGACCCGTTGTTCTTCAAAGCACAGCGTGGTGAGGCTACGATGGAGGAGTGGCAAGCCAAGGTGGCAGAGATCAAGACGAGGTTTCCAAAATGAGTACTTTGAAGGTCAACGCAGTCACAGACGCTAGTGGTGGCAATACCGCTACTATAAATAGCATGACCCCTACTGCGGATAGTTTGCAGGGTTTCCGCAACCGCATCATCAATGGTGACATGAGGATTGACCAGCGTAATGCTGGGGCGAGTGTTACTCCTACTAATGCAGGGTACACTTTAGATAGATGGTTTTTTTCGCTTTCTCAAGCATCAAAACTAACTGCTCAACAAGATGCTGGTGCTGTAACTCCACCAACAGGATTTAATGATTATTTAGGAGTGACTTCATCATCTGCATATACTGTTGGTGCAACTGAATTATTTTTACTTCGTCAAGCTATTGAAGGTTTTAATACTGCTGATTTAGGTTGGGGAACGGCTAATGCTAAAACAGTAACCCTGTCTTTTTGGGTGCGTTCAAGCTTAACAGGTGCATTTGGTGGTTCCATATTTAATAGTGCGGCAGATAGATTTTATCCGTATAGCTACACCATTTCGTCAGCTAATACTTGGGAACAAAAGTCAATAACTATTGCTGGAGATACTACGGGAACATGGTTAGTAACTAATGGCATTGGAGTTAATGTTAGTTTTAGTTTAGGTACTGGTTCAACAAGAAGCGGAACTGCTGGATCTTGGGGAAGCACCACATTTTGGTCATCCACAGGCGCAACATCCGTAGTCGGCACAAACGGAGCAACCTTCTACATCACAGGCGTTCAGTTCGAAGTAGGCTCTGTTGCTACACCGTTTGAGCGCAGGGATTATGGGCGTGAGTTACAACTTTGTTTACGGTATTATCAAAACTCTTTTAATGTTGGAAATCAACCCGGAGTTTCAACATCAACTTCTGACGCTATTCATTTGCTTTCTTGGGGAGATGGAAATTGCAGCGGATTTCCTTTTCAAGTTCCAATGAGGGCTGCGCCAACAGTTACTTTAAGAGCGCAAGGGTCTACAACGGCAGGGCAAGTAGGTAGTGGCGGGACAGACCGCAGCGCATCAGCAACAAACATTGGAGCAAAACAAGTTGGTTTTATTACAGTAACTTCAGGAACAGCAAATACTTACACCCGATTTACTTGGGAAGCCGCAAGCGAGTTATAAAATGTATAAACAAATTAAAGACCAATATTCAAATATGTTTTGTGGAATTGTAAACTTAAATGACAATTCCAACATCCCCTTCGACCCCGCCAACACAGACTACGCAGAGTTTAAGAAGGCAGTCACGGCTGGCGCAGAACTGCAAGACGCTGAAGGTAATGTGATGACTGAGCAGGCGGCACAGGACTTTATAAGGACTCTGCCTTGAATGCAATGTGGCAGATGTGGCAGCAGCGGTATCCTAAAGAACTTTGTAGCACCATAGTAGAGCAGGCAAAACAGATAGAACCGCAGGATGCAATAGTAGGTTTCCAAGGCTCTAACGTAGACACCAAAGTTCGTAGAAGTAAGGTTAGGTGGATCGCTAGAGACAATAAAGACCTTGGTTGGCTGTACCATGAACTAACTAATCTGTTTCATGTTGCTAATCATAATGCCTTTGGATCTGAGTTGTGGCACTTAAACGAGATTCAGTTTACAGAGTACAACGCAGAAGACCAAGGTTATTATAATTGGCACAATGATGTAAACTGGGATGATGGTAGACAAGTACACAGGAAGTTATCTCTGGTGTGCCAACTGTCTAGCCCAGAAGAGTATGAAGGTGGTGACTTTGAGATGCAGCCGTTACATCTCGGTAGCCCCAAACAAGAGCACCTAAGAACACAAGGAACTGTTTTAGTGTTTCCCTCCTTTGTGGTTCATAAGGTAAACCCCGTAACCAAAGGAACCAGGCACTCACTGGTAGCCTGGATGGAAGGACCAAAGTGGAGATAGTGATGTCACCAACAGACCAAGTTAAAGGACAACTTGATACCCATGAAGCAGTCTGCGCTGAACGCTATGCAGGCATCAATGCTAGGCTAAAGAGATTAGAACAGATCCTGCTTGGGACTACTGGTTTCATCGTAATTCTATTACTCAGCTTAGTTCTTAAAGTAGGTTAAGATGAGTAGAAAAGTTTCCGCTATTACTAACAGAACTGACTCCACCAAAGTAACGCTGTTGACGGTGCCTACTAAGAATACTGGTCTTTGGCAGGTTATGTATGTTGCTAGCATCACTGGAACAGACAGCCCAAGTGTTTACTGGTATGACAGTTCAACCAGCACGGAATATTATGTAACTGGCGGTAAAAACTTAGGCGCTGGTGACTATGTTCTGCTTAACAATGCTGAGGTAGTGCTGAGTGCGGGAGATGAGATTCGTGTAAAGAACTCAGGAACTCAGACAGTGACCTACATAGCAACAGTAGAGTTTATCCCTGAAACCGCAGTCCAATTCCAATTCTAAGGAGAATAGTATGCCAATGGTCGGAAAGAAGAAGTTCCCATATACCGCTAAGGGTAAAAAAGCCGCTGAGTCCTATGCCAAGAAAGAAGGCTACAAGTCTGCCAAAGGCATGAAGATGCACGAAGGCTCAGAGACAAAGGCTATGGAAGCAAAAGAGAAAAAAGCAAAGAGGATGAAATAATGCCACTTAAAAAAGGTTACTCACAAAAGACCGTCTCTGAGAACATTCGTAAAGAGATGAAGTCTGGGAAGCCACAGAAGCAGGCTATTGCGATTGCTCTGTCTACGGCTCGGAAAGCAAAGAAAAAAGGCTAAGAAATGAAGCCCGGACTCTATGCCAATATCAATGCAAAACGTAAACGGATAGCTGCAGGCAGTGGTGAGAAGATGCGTAAGGTCGGCTCCAAAGGTGCTCCTACAGCTAAGGCGTTCAAACAAGCTAAGAAGACTGCGAAAAAATAATGGTAAAAAAAGTATATCAGAACCCAGAAGGTGGCTTAAATGCCAAAGGCAGGGCATACTTTAAGAACAAGGAAGGCGCTAACCTGAAGCCTCCAGTGTCTGCTAAAGAGGCTGCAAAGTCTCCTAAGAAGGCTGCTCGTAGGAAGTCTTTCTGTGCCCGTATGAGTGGTGTTCCTGGCCCTATGAAGGACTCCAAAGGCAGACCAACAAGGAAGGCTCTAGCACTAAAGAAATGGGACTGTTAAATGGCCAACAAAACTTACTTAGAACTTGTCAATGAAACCTTGGTTCGCTTGCGTGAGCCAGAGGTTACTGCCGTTACTGACAACGCCTATTCTAAACTTATCGGTAGGTTCATCAACGATGCTAAACGGCAGGTTGAGGATTCCTATACTTGGAATGCCTTGTCAGAGACACTGACGGTGACTACCTCTGCTAACCTCTTTAACTATGTCTTGACCGGCATTGGTCAGCGGTTTAAGGTCATTGACGTTATCAACTCTGAGTCTGACTGGTTCTTGAACTATGAGACAACTAGGAAGATGGATGAGTTGTTCTTAAATAGCGGAACAGTCTTGGTTGGTGCTCCTGACCGTTATAACTTTAACGGCGTAGACTCCAACGGAGATACACAGGTAGACCTCTATCCTATCCCTGATGGTGTCTATAACATCTACTTTAACGTCATCAAGCCACAGGCAGAGTTTACCGCTTCTTCTACACAGATTAAGATTCCAGCAGAGCCTGTGATCTTCCTAGCCTATGCCAAGGCTTTGAATGAGCGTGGTGAGGACAACGGAATTAACAGTGTTGAGGCTTATGAACTCTATCGCCAGTCTCTGTCAGACCACATAGCTGCTGAGGCTAATCGTTACCCTGAAGAACTCATCTGGGGTTCAATTTAATGAAAAGAATACAGACCGCTACTATTGCTGCTCCGGGCTTTCTAGGCCTAAACACGCAAGAAAGCAGTATTCAACTGTCTTCAGGGTATGCTCTGAAGGCACAGAACTGTGTTATCGATAGGTATGGTCGTATTGGTGCAAGGCGTGGCTGGACAACTGTAAACTCATCAGTCAACACAGACTTAGGTGCTGCTAACCCTGTAGAGTTTATATTTGAGATGATCGATGCTGGTGGAAACCAGACCATCAGTGCCGGTAACAATAAACTGTTTACTGGCACCACAACCATGACCACCAAGACTGTCAGAACACAGGCCAATACCGCTGATGTGTCCTATACAATAACAGGTAATAACTGGCAAGCTGCGGCTCTGCCCTATGGCGATGGCTCTGATGCTATCTCCCATGCCTACATGGTACAGACAGGACACCCTGTACTGGTCTTCCACAACCTGCCTACTCCAGGCACTGGTGCTACCTTCTCTGTGGCTACGATTAGCGGTGGTGGCGGTACTGGTCCAATAGCGACTGTGACGGTCACTGCTGCTGGCTCTGGATACAATGTAGGCGATATTCTGACCTTAGCAGGCGGCACAGGCTCTAATGCTAAATTGACTGTAGCAACCCTTAGCGGTACTGGTATAGCCACTGTAACAGTCTCTACAGCCGGTACAGGATACACAGTTTCTGATGCTCTGACTAGCACAGTGACCACCATTGCTAATCCGCATTCCCATGCAGGCTCTTTTGGCTTTCAGCAGTTAGGAGACATTGGTACACTGCCGACAGGCTATTCTGTGTCAGATTTTAAGCCCAACTGTGCCTTAGCCGCCTATGGTCGTATATGGATGGCAGACATTGTTGGTGACAGGCAGACTGTGTACTTTAGCAGGCTCTTAGACGGCTCTGACTTCCAAGGCGGTGACTCAGGCTCTCTATCGATCAATTCTGTGTTCCCCAACAATGACCAGATTATCGCTCTAGCGGCCCACAACGGCTTTTTAATCATCTTTGGTAGGAACAACATTGCTATTTATAGCAACCCAATAGATGTCACTTCATTGGCCTTAGCAGACTTTATCCCCAATGTAGGCTGTATTGCTAGGGACTCTGTGCAGAATACCGGCACAGACATCGTCTTTTTGTCTGACTCTGGTGTGCGTAGCCTTCAGCGGGTCATCCAAGAGAAGTCCCTGCCTATGCGGGATATGTCCAAGAACGTCCGTGATGACCTCATCGCTGCGGTGGCCTCAGAGACGGCCAGTGCTATCAAGTCTGTCTACTATGACCGGGATGCCTTTTACCTTCTTACCTTGCCAGCAACTAAGGTTACTTACTGCTTTGATATGCGGGGTGCTCTACAGGACGGTTCTGCCCGTGTCACTATATGGGACAGCCTTGATCCAAAGGCCTTATTTGTCAACCAAGCCAAGGAACTGTTGTTAGGAAAGCCTGGGTATATTGGTAAGTACTTTGGACACCTAGATAATGCCTCTACCTACCGGCTACAGTACTACACCAATTACTTTGACTTTGGCAGCCCAACAGCCTTAAAAGTCCTTAAAAAGATAGGATTTGTGGTTATTGGCGGTTCTGGTGACGCTGTAGCCATCAAATGGGGCTTTGACTACAAAGAAAATTACAATAGTGAGACGAAATTACTTGACACCGGCGTAGTTTACGAGTATAATGTCGGGGAATACAACATTGCTGAGTTTTCCAATGGTGTGGTCCTAGACCAGTTCCAGATCAATGCGGGTGGTAGTGGGGCTGTCCTACAGTTGGGTTTAGAAGCAGAATTAAATGGTGATC